AATCATCGATGCCATAGTCAGCGTGTTGTGGCCATGTTTCTGCCACTATGGTTTTAAGTCCGTACTCAAATCGCATGCCGTCGATTCGCTTGAGCAGGAGCATGGCGTCCAGCCACTTGCACGCTCTAACTTCTTTCTCCAGGTCGTATGCCAGCAGCCATGCGATGTCAAACATGACGTTCCAGCCGACTATGGTCAGATCATTCTGAGCACAGTTAGTCAGAAAGTCTCTGAAGTACTCCTTGGTTGGCATGCGCTGTGCGCTACCAGCTGTGTGATACGCAGCCATGGAGTAAATCTCAGCATCCGGAAGCCACGGCTGTAATCCAGATGTCTCAAGATCGAAGCCTATGAGTTTCATGATGCACCTGTCAGGATTTTGTGCGCTACGAATGTAGCCATGAGCAGCTCTGCGTCGAAACTTGTGTCTGGTTCGGCCTGCTTTGTCTCACGCTCCACAGCTTTACGTACGACTTTATGCTCCAGTTTTTGCTTCAAATGCTCTGGGACGATAGACATGATCTCCGGGTGGTCTTTGACAAGAGCTCCAAGCGAGTTGTACTGATCCAGCAGGTTGCTGACACTTCTGTGAAGAGTGTCGTAGCGTGTATTTATGGCTGCAAGCTCTGTGTTTCTGTTTACTATGGACTCAGCCAGCACTAAATTTGGCGTGAATTGGGCGGCAGGTAATTTGACATCTAGCTCGTATGCAAACGTCTTCGGTGGCCAGATAAAGTCTCGCACTGCGCTCTCCAGATTAATGCGGACGCCGCCGGGCTCAAGACAAACTTGAACTGTTCTGGACGTGACACACCATTTTTTAGGCAGTCTATCTTTAATGTCTGCGTACTCACCCCAGACTTGGTTTTCCAGTTGTAGCAGCAGTTCTGGGTCGCTTATTTTGTACGACAAAGCAGTTGTTGCAGCGTACGCTGCGTTGACCTTGCCGATTTCGTCGTAGCGCATTTGCTTGATTGAATCAAGAATGCGCTCAGTCACAGCTTTTGATAGTGCTACATAAGCCATTTTTATACCCCTTAGTTATCAAACCAGAATACGACGCGATAGTCTTTCGGGTGTGTGGCGGCGAAATCATCCAAACCCAGCCACTCCAAGACGTTGTCGGTAAGTGTCGTATCAAATTTAGCCTTGAGGTGGTTTATAAGTTCGTTGTCATCGAGATACCTAGCTACAAAATCAACTGCTGGTAGGTAACTGTGTGAGTGACCGTCACCACCCCAGTCGTCGATGCATGCCTGACTCAAATCAGATACATCGTGCGGCCAACCTAACGGATCTGGCCCTGAATATCGCACACCTGCAAGCTTTCCAAACCATTCGTAGTTTCGACCTTTTAAGATAACGTCATGCCACGTTCCAATACCTACAAGAACGTCTGGAACTGGAAGTCCTTGAATTGGGTTACTTCGTGTGACTATCGCGCCTTTCGGCATCGGTGTCAGGTCAGTGGAATAAATACCTACCCACTTACCATCTATCATTTTTTGCTCAAGTACCCAGTGAATATCGCAGCCCATTATCACGCCCTCATAGATTCAAGTAATGAAGTAAGTCGTACGTTTTTGTTTTGCAGTGCATCAAACACGCGCTGTTCACATGTGTCATCTGCCAGTACGACGATGGTTTCAGTCTTTTGCTTCTGCCCAATACGGAAGATTCGTCGATTGCCCTGCTGGAAGTGCTCCAGGTTGTACGTAGGTGATGCCCAGATGGTGGTGTTGCCTCGAGTGAGCGTCAGACCATGCGCCGTGGATTGAGGATGTGCGAAGATTGTCTGGTACATGCCCTGCTGATACTGCGTAACGATCTGAGCACGCTCTTTTTCGCTCACCGATCCGTCAATCACTGCGAACGAGATCTTGCGTTTACGTGCGGTCTCTACCAGCAAGTCGCGCTGGTGCTTCCAGAGGAAGAATGTGACCGAGTGATCTCGAGCTTCGATAAGGTCCATGATCAGTTGATAGCGCCCCTCGTCCACGACGTGGTAGACATCAGGCATTTCATACACTGCGCCCGACGAAATCTGCAGTAGCTTGGTCATCACCGAGGCTGCATTAATTGCGCTTATGACTGAGCCGTCTTCAAGCGCTGCGATTTCTGCCATTTCCATCTGTATGTACGCAGCCTTCTGTTTTTCAGAGAAGTAATACGGAACTGTGTACATGATGTTTTCTGGGAGATCGACGCATTCTTCCAGCTTATTGCGGATGATGATGTCTTTTAGCAGCATAGTTACTGCGTCTTCGGCACCGACTTTGTCTTCCCACTTCACCATGTTTGGTGAGGGGCCGACTTGTTTGGGGCGACACACTGAATCACGGAACGCGAAGAACGACTTACCAAGCCGCTTACCGCCATCCAGAAACTTCACTTGGTTCCAGATATCAGTGACTGAGTTAGTCATCGGCGTGCCATTAAGGCCATACCTGTACTGGAAGTGACTTGCAATCTTGTTAAGTGCTTTGCTTCGCAAGCTTGTGTGGTGCTTGTACGCACCAGACTCATCGACGATCAGCGTGCTGAATTTTTCAAAGAAACTAGGCCGTTGTTTAACCAGCCAGTTAACAGCGTCGTGGTTGGTGATGTACACGTCAGCTTCAAACTTGAACGCATCTGCTCGATTGACAGCGGAGGCGATTGATGTAGATAGCCACGGTGCAAACTTCTTGATGTCGTTGCCCCACGCTGAGCGCATGAGCGACTTCGGGCAGATGACAAGCGCTCGTTTTTGAGTCGCTTTGTTGTTCCTGTCGATCAGGTTTAGATAGACTAAGGTTTTCCCAGTACCTGGGTCTGATGTGTCAAAGATGATTGGAGTGGCGTCGGCAAAACGCAGGCTTGCTTTTTGATGCTCAAAAAGTGTGTAGTTCATGGCTCAATGCTGTGTTTCGTTGTACTCATTTTGTGCCTCCTTGAAGCAAATGCGTGCTAGCTTGCTGTAGTGACGGCTGTGCAGCTCACTGCTTGCAAGCAGTGATAGGTGCGTAGTCAGAAGAAGTACCGCAGGATCTCGTAGCGGCTCAATATCGAGTACTTCACATTCGATGAGCGCAGCAGCCAGAGCCTCTGTTACAGAACGTAAGTCAGAAGTCTGGCTGTCTACTATGTGGAAAGCTACGAGGTGTCTACCGCTCAAACCCCTACTGTGCAGTGTCCTGACCCTTTGGGGCCGTATAGACACCAGCGACAGCTGAATTTGTTGGGGTTAGGGGGAAATTCTGTAGCTGTTGTCATAGCTAAACCCCTATCGTTGAAGTTCTTGAAGAAACGCATGCCTTGCTCTCGCGTAAATTGCATGCTGTGTGTCTCACCCAGGTCTAAATACCAGAGCTGAACGTCGATTTTCTGCAGTTCCGGATAACGCAAGAAGCTTAAGAGCTGATAGAACTGCAGCTGCTCGCCGTGCTTGACTTCGTTGCCGTAGCGCTTGCCTGTTTTGTAGTCAATTGCTACACCTTCGGTTTCTGACACACGGATAAATGCATCAAGCTTGGCCCTGCACCATGTAGTTTCTGAATTCCACGCTGTAGGTTGCCAGTCTTTATCGATAGCCCACTCCTGCTCCAGAATTACTTTGCCCGCCTGGAATAGCTCTTTGAGCTGCTCAAATTCCGTGGTGAACTGCTTGAGTTCTGGAATTAGGCCGGCGTCTGGATTGCGTACATATTGCTCAGCAGCATCGTGAATGCGTGAGCCTCTGTCGTTTGCGTGCTCTGACTGACCAGCCCTTAGTTTTCGTTCAGGTTCAGGGATTTTGTCGATGTACTTGAGTTTCGCCAGCAGCTGGCACTTCTCGAAATCACCTAACCTTGAAAAACTAAATGTCTTGATCACGTTGCGCACTCCTTAAGTTGGAGTGTCGATTGTACCCCCAAACTTTTTAGCGATCCGATTAACAAGCCACTTTTTCTTCGACCAATTTTTTCGCGGGCAGTTGATATAAAGTACACAGTCAGTGCCCCAAAATTGTCGCTCACCTACTTTAGCCCACATGGCCATAACAGGCGCTATGCCCCATGGACATAGGGCTTCTAACTTACAGTCAGGCCTCTCTGTCATTTTGGTCACGCTCCATGTAGCGAATAATCAAATGCTCTCGCAGTGCAGATACGATGCGATTGAACAAATTTTTCTTGTCTTGAGCACCCCAGAAATTTACGGCGTAGACATTCTTTAGTCCGTCAAGAGTGAGATCACCTGCTTCGATTGTATCGAGTGCAATTTGTTTACGCTCAAATTCACTGAAGTTGCGCCTGCGTTCTACGAAGCACTCACGAAGCCGTAGTACGGTATCAGATTCGTCAATATAGTAGCCATACTTTGTTGGCTGAGCACTGGCTTTTAGTAGTGGGCGCTCAATATCACCGCCCATCAAACGAAGTACTGGTAGCGTCTTTTTTAAGTACGTGCGAATGACTTTGCTAGCTTTCGTTGACAGCTCTTTTGGAGGTGTGATTACCATGTGTCCAGGGATGCTGATTTTACCCTTGTGCAGTTTTGGGCTATCGTAATAGAAGTTGTCTGGGATGAGCGCGCTCATTTCAAACTCACCACTTGGCCAAATGGAGCTTCTTGAATCTTGCTGTTACTCACCCACATAACTGGGTAGTCAGGTTCCGCATCAGGGAACTTACCCATCATGTCTGTCAGGTAAATTAAGCATTGCACGTCTTCGTTGTGCTCGTCTGTGTGCTCAAACACAGGCCTGAAATCAGTGCCACCGCCACCATGTGTACGTAACATGACTGGATAGTCATCTGGTTTGTACTCATCAACGTGGTTGATTGATGCATCGCAGTACAGAACTGTCACTCGCTCGGGTCTGACTTGATCCAGCACACCGTTGAGTTCGGCTGCAAATTCGTCTAGCTCTTGTTGTCCTATTGAACCTGACGTGTCAATTGCCATGACAATTGACCCGCACGCTTCGTTGTGTAGTGTAGGCACGTAGATGTGGTGGTTGTTCATCATGGTTCGGTTAGGCTTGCCCCAGTTGAAGTCATTTTTCACGACTGCGTGCATGAACCTAGCCAAAAGCTCTTGCCACGGTAACTTAGAGTCAAGAATATTGTGAACCAGCCGTTCAAGACCAGCGCTCAACTTACCAGACATCTTTGCCGCATTGGCGGCTTCAGCAACTTTGTTCTTCCAGTCCTGGACGATAGTGTTGACCTCGTCTTGACTTAGTTGATCACCCCCAGATTCTGATTCTGCGTCCTGTACACCGCCCACATCCCAGCCATCACCAAGACCGTCGCAAAAGTCGTCAGGCAGAAGATCATAAATCTGCTCTGCACTCATGTCTTTGTATTGAGGATCGACGAGTGCATCAGGCGTGAGTGTGTAACCGGCCTCAAGTACTACTGGGTTGACTGCGAAATCGCACGCAATGTTCCACTTTCGAGGGTCGCGATCACCACGTCGAGCTTGATGTACAAAAATGCAGTGCATCAACTCATGTACATAAATGCCTTTGAGTGATGCATCGGACAGTTGACGTACAAAATCGACGTCATACAAGATTTTTGTGCCATCGGTAGCCATCGTACCAAGCCCGTCAACAGCTTCGAGCTTCATCCGTACCAGTAGAGAGCCGAAGAACGGCTCGTCGATGATGAGTGCGCTGACAGCCTTGGCAATTTTTGTATCTACATCAATCACTTTCTTCGATGCTGCGGATGCCATGAATGTCTCCGATGTAAGGTTTGCACGCAGTGATCGCCTGCTCTAAGTGGTTGAGTAGAGCTGTGCGTACTTCAGGGAACTTACGTATTTCAGAAGCTTCCTGATTTGTGATATGAATTCTGATGAACTGCACGAAAGCTTCGAGTTCACTGCTCTGGTAGATGTTGAAATCCTGGAGCTTCGTGATGAACTCTTCGAGCTTCTCGATTGTTGTGGCTTTGAAGCGACTCTCTGTGTCCGAGAGGCGCTCGTGTAGCAGCTTGAGTCTGACGTACACCTGCTGCCAGAGACGCATCAGCGCCTTGTTCTCTGCTGCCTTGACTGCCTTGTCTACTTCACTTGCGTCAATGCCTGTGTCGGTCAGGTCAGTCAGGATGTGCCCGCTTTGGGGAATGGGCAGCGGGCTGATGTCTACGCCAAACTTAAGTTTGAGCTGGCTCAGACTGGGAAACTCAAGTGCGTTGTAACGATGCCCGAGCCTGAGCTTGCTGTCACTGGTGTAGATCTCGTAGTGGTTGATGAACTGATCGACGGTTTCCTCAAACGCCTCTTTGAGAGGCCTCATGCCGGTCATGTAGTCCAGGATTTTGTCGTTCATCAGTAGGCCGACGCCGTCGAGGTTCCACGGCATTGTAAGCTTGCGGTGGTAGTCACGGATTTTCTTGGCTGCGTCTGAAATGCCTTTCAGAGCTGACTTGGCGATCAGGTGCTTATTGAGAGTGCCGGCGTCAGCTGCCATTTGCTCCTGCGTGAGAAACGATTTAAGCGCATCGTTATCTCGTACGGTAGCATCCCATTGTGAGATTGTGCAGCGCATGAGAATCGCTTGTTGTACAAGACTCATTACACACCTCCTGCCATTCGTTGGGTTATATGAGCTACGTTCAGCTCATCTAGATTGAGCTCTTCTTTGATTTTGCTCGTCGATTTTCGCTCAATGACTTCGTGTAGCTTGGTCTTTTTTTCGTCACTCAGATACGTTTCAATCGCAGGCCAAATCTTTATTACTGAGTTGATCGTAGGTGCGCTGTCGAGCACTTTGTTAATCCCAGCCAAGAGTGTGTCTCGGTCTTTGGCTAACTCAGCGCATTTGTCTGCATAGTTCACGCTCAATCCCAAAGCGTTGAAAACGCTTAACTCAATTTTTGGCCAGGTAGAGTTGTACTGACTTTCAACACCTATGGGTCGTGGCTCTTTCCAGTTGTTAACTGGCGGATATGAAACTCCATGTGTCCAGCTATACATGCAAGGTCGACGTTTGAATTTAAGATACAGCGACATGATATGCATATTTGCGTTTTTTACGCGCATGCGCATTTCTGTTCCAAAATTAATAGACCATTCTTTGGGCAGTGAGCACAATGTTTGCTCTAAGTCAGGTGGTACGACAGTGGCATAAAGCAGATCAACATCTTTTGGGTTGGTGATCGTCAGTAAGTTAGTGATTGCCGTTTCAAAAGGCTCAGCTGCTTTTCGCGTGATTTCATTACGCAGTGTTGGTGTGATTTTGAGAATAGCCATAAGTACCTCAGATAAGAATGGAGCTATTAGCCAGAGCCCACTTGGCGAACTCTGGAGTGCGAGTGATGTCTTTATTGCGAATGGCGCTGTCACGAATCAGAAGAACTTGAAATTCTTTCTTGATGCGCTTGGCGTACGTCGTAAGCGCCTCAAAATTCTTGGTCGTTGCACGAGCTGCAAGAGCACCAACCGTAGCGTAGAGTGCGTTGAGATCAGACGGAACTCGCGCTTCTTCCGGGTTCATGATGATCATGTCAGGGTCAATCAAGTCATCTGCCATCTTGATGAATGCGCTGTACTCAACACCAGGGCCTGGACCTACACAGCCGTTGAACAGCTCTTGCCGAGTCTGATGATCAGAAACTTTGTTGTACTTTGATGCACGCTCCCATGAACGAGGTGTCGGGAAGGCGCGTTGTGCCGGATCGAAATCATGGAGCAGGCCGGGGCGGAAGCGAATGAAGCTGATAGTTTTGTCATCAATACCTGCGTGCAGCGCCCAGTCAATCCAGTCATCGAAGCTGGTCTCAACTTCGCCGTGAATGAAGCGATTGGCAAGAGGTGCCGGCATTTTGTACGTCACACCTTTGTCTGACTCACGGTTACCTGCGGCTACGATGCTCCAGCCATCTGGCATCTTGTAGTTGCCGATTTCACGATCAAGTACGAGACGGTAAGCAGCTGCTGCAGTGGCTGGAGGCGCTGCATTGATCTCGTCCAGGAAGAGAATGCCCTCCTCACCGTCGCGCATGATATCCGGCAGCTCGCCGAGAGACAGCCAGACTGCTTTGTCGTCTTTGAAATACAACAGGCCTTTCAAGTCTGTCGGATCGTAAGTGCTCAAGCGCATGTCGATCATGCCGATGCCTTTGGACTTGGCAATCTGTTGTACGATCTGTGACTTGCCGATGCCGCTGGCACCCCACAGCATGTAGCTGTGTTTGTTGCTGATTGCTTCGTTGATGCATTTTACTGCTTGGGTCGGGCGCATTATTTGATCTCCTTGAGTAGCCGAGTTGTTTCACGTTTGGATTTACCAGGGCGCTGAGCAAGGATTTTCAATTGTTGCTCAGCAGAAAGAACTGCACGCATTGCTTCGCGCACGCTTGCTTCTTCTTGCTTCATAGCTTTTGACTTCATTTCACGCTCCGTAAAAATAGACATGCCAAAGATCGGCATCATTCGTGGGTACTACGTTTCGTTTGAGCAATTAATGCTACAAACTTCTGTTAATGAGAAGTACATAAGGTGAATGTCAATATCGCGCACGTTAATCTCCCATGCTTGATTTGATACCTAGTAAATCTTTGGTTGAGCTGCGCATACCCTCTCGATTTGGTCTCCAGCTGTCTGGAAATGTTACAAGTCGAGTGTTAGCTGGTTTATCGTCTTGTGGCACGCTTGCTTTGGCTATTTCGGTAGCCCTCTTTTTTTCGTAACGTAGTTCATTCATGCAGTTACGGCAAGTTGTGCGAAATTCCGCCTTGTTTTTTGGGTGTGCAAAATGTGCCTTTGTCAGAGGTAGTGTAAGGCCGCACTGATCACATGTTCGCACCAGCTCTGTATTGATTCCAGTCACCCCAAACTGGACTAATACTTCTGGAATGATACGCTGTGCTCTGTTTGCAGGGCTGCCAGTTGGACGGTACACGACTGACCCCATTGCGTATGGCATGCCTGTGTGTGAACACAGCCCGTTAACTCGTGCTGTGCACTTATGCCACGCTTGGTTTTCGTAAGTTACGAAGTTGTAGCGAGCGTCGACTGTGATGTGATCGATATCCTCGACGCTGACTAATTTAAGTATCGTCATTCTTCATGTCCTCAATCAGCCACGTCAGATACGTCAGTGATTTTTCAAGGTCTTCCAGCCCGTTTTTAGCCATGGCTCTTGTGAGGTATTCCCAGGAGCGTGACCAGCAGTCTGACTGGTAGTGTGTCCAGCCGGCTACTGCCATTTTGTCGAGTAGCACTTTTCGGACGTCAATAACTTCAACTCCTGGCCATAGGTAATAGTGACTAGGATTTTTTACTTGGTCGTTCATTTTGTCAGCTCCTTCCAGCTAATAGGAAACAATTCGGCCATTTCTACAGCAATCTGTGCTGCCACTTCGCTTGTTTCTTGTTGTGCGTGTGGATCAAGGCGCAGGTTACACACGCGGGCGAAGGCCATCAAACTGCCTGACCAAATCCATTCCGTCATCATGTTCTGCGGCAGAATCATGCGCGCTTGCTCTGGGGCAATACTTCCTTCAAGTGCCCAGGTGTACGCATTCAATGCTGCTCGCGCTGCATTCTCCATCACCCCTGTCGGGTCAACGTCCACGCTTTCATCAGATGTGATGCTGGTGATTACACCTGCACTTCCCTGCTTGATAGAGCCCTCTGGCCTGCCGCGCCATGTTTCAGGGAAGAAGAACTCAGGCTCATCATCAACATATCTGCGGGAAACTTCATTCCATGCCAGACCAACTTGATGCTTGACGAGCTGTCGGGCGACGAAGATCGGTGCTTTGATTCTGAAGGTTGCGAATGCGTGAGCGAATGGCGACCAGTGGTTGTGCGTGGCAAGATAGTCAATCAGCTTGGTATCTGCGTGACTCAGCAAATAATCATGGATTTCGTTGCTCCACTCAAGTTCGCTTTCTTTCGCAAAGCTAACACGAGCTGCGTTAACTACACTCAAATCGGAGCCCATGTGGTCAATCAATGTTACGTCAATTTCTGCTGTTTTCATGCGCGCTCCCTGTGGTGTAAGCAGACACCTTTAATATTGAGTAAGATGTCAATCAGTTCGTTGGCGGTACGAAGTCCGTGGTTGTACTCACGTCGATTCAGCTGCTCGAACAGCTGCCTCGCCAGGGGTTGTAAGCTGACGTGATATTCTGACCAGTCTTTCTGCGTTTCCATCATCAAATCCTTTTCTGTATGCGAATTCAACTGCTGCCATCAGGCCAGCGTCCAGGCTTTTGCTCTTATGGTAGTTGTCTCTCAGGTACTCTGAGAACACCTGCCGTGCTTCGTTAATATCAAGGCTCATTTCAAACTCTCCACGTAGTGCTCAAGCCGGTCGATGAACCGCATCTGCGTCACTGGCCACGGCTCTTTCCACATTTCAAGGATATGCTGGGCAGCTTCGAGGGCGCGGGCTTTGCCGTGCGCTTTCATCTGCGACTCAAGAAAGACGGGGCTGTCCCCGTAATCCATTGGCTTATCGCCGTAGCCTTGGGGTAGGTTCATGTCTCCTCCTTGCGGGCGCGGATTTCAAGCGCGATTTCGTAGGCAACTGTTTGCGGGCCTTCCTTCATTCCCAGTGGTTCGTAGTTGTCGCACACCATCGCGCAGGCTTCGCGCTCTGTAAGGATTGCCATGGTTATGCGCTCGTTGATCCAGTCAAGTTCGCAGTTTGACCACACAATCCCGCCAACAAGGTCTGGGTGGTCGGTCTTTTTAACCATGAACATGCTCTCTATCGTCATATACCCCTCGCAAAGTCTTTGTGGTGTTCCGCACGCGCAGCACGCACGGCCTCTGCTGCTGCGTCTATGTCGGTGTAAAACCCAAGGTGCATAAACACGCCTTTACTCATGATCTGAGCGTGCCATTTTCCCGATTTTTTGCGCCAACACACACCCTTTACCCCGGATGTGTTATTAGATTGTCTGCCACGATTTTGGCTGTTCTGACTTGCCGTGCATTCCCTAAGATTATTGATGCGATTGTTTTCTTTATTTCCATCAATGTGGTCGATGCGCTCTGGCATTATTCCGTAGTGCATTTTGTATATCACACGGTGTTCTAGATACATAACTCCATCTATTTGGATATTCCGGTAGCCAGTGTGGTGAACTGCTCCAGCCCGATCTCCTGCCTTTTGTTGATTTGCCGCGTCTTTCTTTCTGTATAGAGCGCCATCCCCGTAATAAAACAGATCGTTAATTCGTTCCTGTGTAGCCATCTACATTTCCTCCTTGCGGTAGAGAGGTATCGTGTGTGATCCATAAACCGTATCCGGCCTTGACACTTCGCAGTAGTCACCACGCGCATTGATCCAGGCAACCGGCTCCGGTTCAGGCTTCGCCAGTTCGGCACGGAGTACTGTGACGGCATCTTGGCGATATTCAGTGGGGTAGTTGTGGATTAGCGCATCAAGCGCCTGCTGCATTACTTCTCGGCTCATTTCATCAACTCCTTTTCTGCGTCCGCAATGCTCCATACAGCCTGCTGAAGCGCTTGGTGCGCCAGCATCAAGTACGCCACATCTGCCGGTTTGCACCCAGTTTCTATCAGTTCTTTCTCCAGGCATTGCTTGCACACCCTGCTGCCGCGTGATGAATTGCCGCAGCCCTTGGCACATGGCCCCATCGTGGTGATCCCGGTTGGGTGCTGATACCAGAGGTCTGAGAGGATGCCTCGGATTTTGTCGGTCATTCCTCCACCTCGATCACTTTGTCTTCAGACGGTACGCGCTGGCAGGATAGGTAGTTGCAGTCTTCGGTACGCAAGAGCAGCCTTGTCCCGTCGAACCACGCAAGCAACTTGACCTGCTTTTTTGGCTTCGGTTTGTCGCGGATTTCGTAATCTTCTGGTGGGCGCTCCCAAGCCCAGAATCCTTCGTTTGAGTCATACCAGTCTTCATGCACCTTTAGTTTTATTTGCTTCGTCGGGTCCGCCGCAGCGGCCTTCAGTTCTGCGTAGGGGTCAACGGTCTGCTTGATGCGGTAATCCTCATCCACGTCCCATGATGGCATGAGAACACGGTGCCAGTTACCACCTGCACCTAGCCATTCAATCTCTGCGCCGTCAGCCCAGGCGTGGATAAGGTCTGCGTGTCTGTGTTTCATCTCCATCTCCTTGAATTAGTGCCGGTTACGATACTTCGAAAGAGAGTGCCGCCCTTTACGGGCCTTCGGCAGCTTGCGATACCGCTCTCCGATCAAGCTGTAAAACATTGGAAATACGTGGTTACGCGTCAAAAGTGACGTGTCTCATGCGTTAGGCATCAACGGTGCGGTAGTTCGAGTATCCGCCCATCTCTGCCCGCGTCTTTAGCTCGTCTAGCATCTCTGCGGTTGTGGCATTCCCAAGCCACGGCTGCGACCAAATTTCGTCAAGTATTTCAGCGAACACCTCCGCCAAGTCCGGGTCCATCTCCTTGTGTGATGTTGCTTCTTTGCACCACGCCTGCGCCGCTTTTCCTCTTGCCAGTTCGGTTGCCATTCCCATCTCCTTCGGTTGTCTGCCTAACATTTGCGTCAACGCGGACGCTCCGCTTCGCTACGCGCCGGTTACGCCAGCGTTAGAACCTAGCGAAACTGTCTTGCGCCTTCGTCCATTTCTCACGTTCCGCCCGCGCGGCTTTGTCGCCTTCTTCCTTGCAACTTGCGATGCGCGCTTTCCAGACATCCATGCGCGTCAGCGTGTCGCTTTCTGCGTCGTAGTGGTAATCCGCGCCGTTGAACTTTATGCCGCCGTAATGGCGCGCAATGCTCAACTGCGTCTGGCTCACGTTGTAAAAGCGTTCAGGTCTGTTCATGGCTCATCCAGTTATAACTATCGCTTCCAGCCGATTCGCCTCCGCTGCGCTCCGGCTCTCGGCTGAAGCTGGCGTTAGGCGTAGTCACCCATAGCCCCGTCGATTGCATCTCGTAACGTCCCTCTGTACACATCAACAGTGGTCGCCCCGGCTTTTCTGAGAATTGCCACTTCATAGCCAGTTCCAAGCAGGGATTTGGCAATTTGCACTTGCCCCTTGCTGGCTTTTTCTTCCAGCCAATCCAGGCGGTGTTGATCGCATTCATCTTCCATTTCAATCTCCTCTGGTGGGCCGCGAAGCATCCCTGCATCAACCTCTCCTGTTGAGGTGAGCGGCCCGTTGATCGTTACCGCAGCGTGACCTTCATGGTCTTCTGCCCGACTGTCTTGCTCGGGATGTAGATACACATCTGTCCGGTCGTGCTGTCGATGGTCTGTGTGACCTTGCCGCCCTGGACTTCGGGGCAGTGGTAGGGTTGGTGCGAGTTGACACCGAAAGCGTAGCCCACCACGAAGAAACATGCCGCTACTAAGGTAATCACGAGTCTTGCTAGGTTAGCGGTGCTCATGGCTTGCACCTGTAGACGTTTTGTTTTGTAAATCCGCAGTCCAGCCAGCCTTGAGGTGGTGCGGGCTGGGGCGGGGCGGACATGAAGA